AGGCCTCCCAGGCTAACTCAGGTGTGGCGAAATAGCCGACGAGATGGCGTTTGCCGTTCATTGTTATCCTGGACGCCCACCTTCCAGTGGATTTGTGGAACGTGATGCCTTTCCGGCCTGACGTATAGTTTTTCTGTGCGCCCCTGTTGCACTGGTTCTCTGCAGTTGTTGCGTGTCTCAAATTTTCCCGCCGGTTGTTCAGGCCGTCTCCATCAACGTGATCTGTTTCAAGGCCTGCCGGAGTGGCAGAAATCAGCCGGTGCATGAGCAGAAGCGTCTTTGACCCGCCTGGCTTCCTGAGCCAACCGACGGCATAAAACTTGTTGCGCCTTTTGAGGGCATACCAATTCATGCCATCAACCAACGGAACGTCACAGGAATCTATGCATGCCTCGCAGCCTCTTGTCAGAGGCACGTAGGCAACATCTCCTTCGATTCTGATCGGACGCTTTGGGGTAGTATTCCTGCCGCTCATGCTGTTGCTCCTTATAAGCAATGGTTTGGGAAGTGACGCCTCATGCCTGACCGCATGGGGCGTTGCGCTATTGTGCCCGAGCACTTCAAAAAACGGTTCATAAGTAGCCGATCCACACCCAGACCCCGACACGTTGACTCCGTACACAGTTCAGGCGTAATGCGCCTCGCCGGTTGATCCGGTTGCAACGATGACCTTCACGCCCCGGGCCTCACCGCCTGGGGCGCCTTTTCGGAGTCTCCCAACATGCCAGCGCGCAAGAGCGCGCCTCCCGCACAGGAGAGCGCAAAGACATCCCCGGCCAAGCCGACACGAGAACTCAACGACAGGCAAACCCTGTTCGTGGAGCACTACGTACAGACGCTCAACGCCAAGCAGTCCGCCATCAAGGCCGGCTATTCCGAGAAAACCGCCGAGCAGCAAGGCTATCAACTGCTGCAGAAACCTTCAGTTCAAGCCGCAATCTCGGAAATCAGCGAGAAACGGTCCAAAGCCATCGGCCTGACCACCGAGCGGCTGCTGCAGGAAGCCATGCGCCTGGCGTTCTTCGACATCCGCAAGCTGGTGGACAAGGACGGCAACCCGCTGCCACTCAACCAACTGGACGACGACACAGCGGCGGCCATCCAGGGCTTGGATGTGGCCGCGGTCGGCAACGCTGACGTTGGAGTCGGCCAGGTGCTCAAGTACAAGATCGCCGACAAGAACTCAGCCATCGAGCGCCTGTTCAAGCACAAGGGCCTGTTCAAAGCCGACAACGAGCAGAACAACCCGGGTGACGCCATGGCCCGCTTCATGGCCGAACTGTCCGCCCGCGGCAGTCGCCTGCCCGTCAAGAAGTCCGAGCAATGATGCGCGAGGACGATCTTCTGCACGCTCTCGCCGACCCGTGGTGGCGGATCGAGAACCTGTACTGGATCGTGGACAAGGACGGCCGACCCGTTCCGTTCAAACCGAACCCCGAGCAGCGCGCGTTCTACGACAACCTGCACACGCGAAACGTCATCCTCAAGGCGCGGCAGTTGGGGTTTTCAACCCTCATGCAGATCCTGGCGCTTGACCAGTGCCTGTTCAATGACAACTTCGCGGCCGGCGTGATCGCCGACACCCTGCCGAACGCCGTCAAGCTGTTCCGCAAGGCCAGCTTCGCCTATGACCGCCTGCCCGAGGCCATCCGAGCACTCAAGCCTGTCAAGAAGCGCACCGACACCGAACTTATCTGGGCGAACGACTCCGCTTTCTCGGTGGGAACCAGCGCCCGCGGCGGCACCCTGCAGATGCTGCACGTATCGGAAATGGGCAAGATCGCCCGCAAGTACCCCGAGAAGGCGCGCGAGATCGTCACCGGCGCCTTTGAGGCCGTTCCCCTTGGTGGCGGCATCATCGTGGTGGAGTCCACCGCAGAGGGAGCAGCAGGCTCCTTCTACGAGCTGACCGACGCTGCGCTCAAGAAGCATGAGGCCAAGGAGCGCCTGAGCGATCTGGACTTCCGCCTTCACTTCTTCCCGTGGTTCAGGTCGGCCGACTACCGCCTCAACCCTGACGGCATCCGCATATCTGACGCCGAAGGCAAGTATTTCCACAAGATCGAAGCCGAGACAGCCGCCAAGCTGAGCGACCAGCAGCGCGCCTGGTACGTCAAGAAGGCCGAGACGCTGGGCCGCGACATGAAGCGCGAGTACCCATCCACTCCAAAGGAAGCCTTCGAGCAGGCCGTGGACGGAGCGATCTACGGCGATGAAATGACGTTCATGCGCGAGCATGGCCGCATTGCAGACCTGCCCATCGACCCGCTTGAGCCGGTCAACACCTTCTGGGATCTGGGCTCCAACGACCACACCGCCATCTGGCTGCACCAAGAGATCGGCCAGTGGCACCACTTCATCGGCTACATGCACGACACCCGTGTGGGCCTGCGCAAATGGTGGCAGCGGCTGGAGGACTTCAAGGCCGAGCACGGATTCGAGCGCTGGGGAAAACACTGGCTTCCTCACGACGGCAAGGCCGAGCGCCAGGGCGAAGAGATCGAGTCCGCATTCTCCATCCTGACCAAGAAGCTCAACGTCAAGAACGTGGAGATCGTGCCGCGCGTGTCCGACCTTTCGGTGGGCATCGACCTGACGCGGGACGCCATGAAGAAGGGCGCCCGCATCTGCGTCGTCAAGTGCGCCGAAGGCATCAAGTGCCTGGACGGCTACCAATACGTGTGGGACGAGAAGCGCGGTATGTGGAGCGCCGAGCCGTACCACAACTGGGCCTCCAACGGCGCCGACGCTTTCCGCCAGTGGGCGCAGCGCCCGAATCAGCCAAACATGGACGCCGACAGCCTGCGCGCCTTCAAGTCGCGGCGGAGGTCTGGCCTGTGAATCCGACCAACGGTGCATTGTGACGAAATAGGCACTAACGCATCAAATTTGTAACAATTTCTGGCTTAAAACCGCGCTTTCAAAAAGGGAGAAAGTAATGCAAATGTCACCAGTCCTCTCGCCGGAAGGCCATCCCGTGTTCACCGCCGGTGGCCGCCAAGCGTGGAAAGTCGCAGAGCACCGCGGCTATGTGTGCTCACTCGAATGGGTGGGCGAAGGCCGCAAGGCAAAACCCGCCATGGTCATCTGGTCGGCCGGCAACATCCTGCAGGCCGGCACCGAGAGCCTGGGCATGTGGGCCATCCTGCGTACCGCCATCACGGAGTTCGTGGGATTCGACCAGCACGGCAACTGCACCGGATCGGTCAGCGAGCACTGCCAGCGCGAGGCCAGAGCCGCCATGCCGCTGCTGGGCAAAGACCCCAACGACAAGCAGGCCCACATCGCCCTGTGTGACGTGGTGCTCAAGTTCGCCGAGCAGTTGGTCCACATGCCGGTGGCCCCGCGCGAGGTGCGCAAGCAGCTTGACACCAGTCCCATGTGGGAGGTCAAGGCCAGCATCAAGGAATCCGGCAAGGTGATCCACGAAGGCGAGGTGTGACATGGCCACGAAGAAACCCACGGCGGTGACGCCAGAAGAGAAGGCCAGCCAGGTGACGCCATCCGGCGGCCTCAAGATGGACCCGGAATCGGTACGGATGCGCCACGAGCAGCGCAAGAACTGGTTTCTGGGTGAAGCCGCGCGCCAGGCGGCCAACAGGGCACTCATGGCTAGGTCAGAGTCCTTTTACGACGGCGAGCAGTGGAAGCACGAGGACGCCCAGGAACTGCGCGCCCGTGGGCAGAGGCCGGTGGTTTACAACGAGGTCAAGCCGACCATCGACTGGCTGATCGGCACCGAGCGGCAGACGCGGGTTGATTTCATCGTGGTGGCCGAGGAACCAGGCGATGAAGCCAGCGAGGACGCCACGGCCAAGACCAAGCTGATGAAGTGGCTGGACGCCACCAATCGCGCAGGCTTTGAGCGCAGCCAGGCGGCCGACGACGCTTTCAAGGCCGGTCTGGGCTGGATCGAGGTCGGGTTGCGAGGCGACAAGAACGGCCCGCCCATCTACATCGGCGCCGAGAGCTGGCGCAACATCATCTACGACAGCCGCGCCACCAAGGCGGACATGAGCGATGCCCGGTTCATCTTCCGCATCAAGGTGGTGGATCTGGACGTGGCGCTGGCCTGCTTCCCCGACAAGGAGCAGGAGATTCGATCCTGCATGCAGGAAGGCGAGGATGCCCGCCTGTTTCATGACTGGTTGATCGGTTCCGGCCTGATTTCCAGCCTGGACGACTTCGCCACTGGCTCCAACAACGAACTGGACTACCTCATGGATTCGCCGGTGGACCTGTTCAATGGTCGCCCGCGCGTGCTGCTGATGGAGTGCTGGAGCCGCATTCCGGTGCCGAACAAGGAGCCCAACCGCTACGGCATCGCCGACCCCATCACTTGGAAGGTGATGTGCTCGATCATGACGGAGAAGGACACGCTGGTGGAGGCCATGAGCCCGTTCCGCCACGACCGTTTCCCGTTCATCCCGGTCTGGGCCTACCGCAACAAGCGCACCGGCCTGCCGTATGGCCCCATCTGGCAGATGATCGGACCGCAGGAGTCCCTGAACCACCGCATGGCCCGCGCGCTTTTCGAGGCCAGCAGCAACCAGATCAAGCTGGAGGTCGGCACATGGGACAAGGAGGTCATGGACCTGCACGAGCTGCGCGAAGAACTCAACGACCCGAACGGCATGGCCGTGTTCGCCGCTGGCGCACTGTCCGGCGGCAAGGTTCAGGAGCGCGAGCACCAGAGCGCAGCCATCCAGCAGACCAACCTGGCCTCACTGGACATCCAGTCGCTGCGCCAGATGTCCGGCGTGACCGGTGAGAACCGCGGGCTTGACACGAACGCCACGTCAGGGCGTGCGGTGCTGGCAAAGCAGGACCAGGGCACGCGGCTGACCACGGAACTGTTCGACAACCTGCTGCTGGCCCGCCAGATGGAAGGCGAGATGGTGCTTTCGCTGGCCGAGCAATTCATCACCATGCCGGTGACGGTCATCACCGAGGACGACAAGAACACCCAGCAGTACACCACCCTGAACCAGTGGGACGAGGCCAGCGGCCAGTACGTCAACGACATCACCACCCGTCAGGCGCGTTTCAAGGTTGGCGAGCAGGCGTGGAAACAGACGCTGGCCGAAGCGGCGTTCGACTCCATGATGCAGGTGTTCACCCAGCTTGCAGCCGCCGCACCGCAGGTGGTGCTGAACATCTTGGACGTACTTTTTGAGATGCACCCGAACCTGCCGAAGAAGGCAGTGATCCTTGAGCGCATCCGCGCGATCAACGGACAGGCACCGCTGGACGGCAAGCTCTCGCCCGAGCAGCAGGCAGACCGCCGGCGGAAACAGGCGCAGGCACAAGCGCAGTTCGAGCTGCAGATGGCACAGATGAAAGCCGCCGTGAAGGAAGCGCAGGCCAATGGCGAGAAGCTGGAGGCCGAAACCTGGGCCGCGCGCCTCGATGCGCTGTACCAGTCCGCACAAGCCGCCGCAACCCTCATGGCCATGCCGCAGGCAATGCCGGTGGCCGACGAACTGCTGCGCTCCGCAGGGTTCCGCGACATGGCCGCGCCGCAGGTGATCGACGCGCAGCAGCCAGCGCAGCCGATGCCGCCGGCCGAGACAGTTCCACCAACCGACCCAGCAGGAGTACCAGCATGAACGGCATTGGAGCCGTCGCATCTCAGCAGAAAGCGAGCGACTACGACAAATGGCAGGCCCACGACGATCTCATGACCATCGTGCGCGCCAAGGAGATCCAGGCCGATCCCAAGCGCATGAAGAACGTCCAGCGTGCCGCCAAGGAAAAACTCGAAGAGCAGAAAGCTCTCAAGACAATTGCCGATGGCGGCAAGGTCTGATTGAACGTCATCGAAGCAACCGGTCACGGACTCCCTCAACAACCGCTCGCAGGAGCATGAGCCATGACCAAATCCCATCTTTCCCCCGCCGAAGCCGAAGCCCTGAAAGCCATTGAAGCCGCCGAGGCCGCCGGCAAAGACCCGTTCGGTGATCTGGACGACGACACCGCCGCTCTGGAGCCCGACGCCCAGGCTTCCAGCGACCCCGCAGCATTGGACCCGAACACCACCGACGATGAGGCGTTCAATGACGTAGCCGAAAGGACAGCCGCCGAAGCTGCCGCCCAACAGGCTGCTGATGGCGTTGACGAATCTGTGCTGAACGAACTGGCCGACCCGCTTGGCATCAAGCAGCCGGCGCCGACCGCATACGCCGCCGAGATCCCGGCCGAATTGGACGGCAAGCGCACCGACCTGATGACCGAGAAGGCCGAGGCGCTGGAAAAACTCATGTCCGGCGAGATTGAGGCCAAGGACTATGCCGCCGTCGAGATCAAGGTGGCCAACGAGCTGGCCAAGATCGACCGCCAGATCTCCCGCGCCGAAACCCTGGCCGAGATCAACCAGCAGACCAGCGCGCGTTACGAGGGCATGGTGATCGCCCAGATCGTGGACACCACCAAGCCGGTGCTGGACTACACCAAGGACGCAGCCGCACAGCGCCAGTTCGACGTGGTGATGGCTGGTCTGCGCGCCGACCCGGCCAATGCCGCCAAGAGTTTTGCCGACCTGGCCTCCGATGCGAACAAAACGGTTCTGGCCATCCGTGGCCTGAGCCTGGACGGTCAGCAGAAACAGCAGGAAACCGCACAGCAGACGCAGGCCAAACCCACTGGCACCCGCATGCCGACCGAGAAACCGCCGGCCACCCTGCGCGGCGTTCCGGTGGCAGCCACCCCGAACACCGGCGGCGGCGTGGTCGAGCAGATGGCCAATCTGTCCGGCGCAGCGTTCGAGGCCGGCTTCCAGAAACTCAGCCCGGCTCAACAGGCTGCACTGCTGGGAGAGTGACCATGAGCAAGGAGCAGCGCGCCGGTCTGGTGCTGGAGATGCGCGCCGGAGAGTGCGTAGTTTTGCGCAACGTCGGTGGCGTTGACTCCGAACCGGTAACTGTGATACTCGAAAAGAAGGACGGGCAGACCGCTCGCATCAGGTTTCAGGCTTCACCGACCGTCAGGATCGGAAAACCCGAGAAACTCGCGGCGTAAGCCAGTCCTCAAGGCCCCGGCCAGACCGGGGAGTTTCCCCGGCGCGCAGGAGTGCGTCATGACAAAACCTCAAGAGGTAAATCATGGCACAGACCACTTCCATCCTGCCGACCGATCCGGTCAAACGCAAAGCCTGGGCGGCGAAAGTCGCCAACGACGCTGCCCAGAAGCAGTATTTCGCCCGCATGATCGGTGAAGAGGGCTCGCGCTCCGCAGTCGTGCGCAAGACCGAACTCGAAAAGGGTGCCGGCGACGAAGTGACGACCACCCTGGTCGCCAAGCTCCAAGGCCGCGCCCGCCGCGAAGGCGAAAAGCTCGCCGGCCACGAGTTCAAGATGTCGCATGCCTCGCACACCATGCGGATCAACGAGCACCGCCATGGCGTGAACATCGGCGCCCGCATCGACCAGGACCGCGTGGGCTTCAACCTGCGCAAGCAGGGCCGCGAGAAGCTGACCGACTACATCAAGGAGCTGTACGAGCACACCATCGTGGCCGCCGCTGCCGGCGCCCGCGGTGTGGGCGAAGAACTCCACACCCTGGAAGAAGGCTACGCCGGCTACCCGAACGCCCTGCGCGCTCCCGATGCCAAGCACCTGTTCGTCGGCCCCGATGGCTCCAAGGCCAAGAACACGCTGGTCGCTGGCGACAAGCTGAGCCTGGCCACCATCAACAAGCTGCGCACCAAGGCCGTCCGCATGCTCGGCGGCAAGGGCAAGCCGGTGAAGATGGAAAAGGTCATGAAGGGCGGCAAGGAGTGCTTCGTGTTCGCCGTCTGCCCCGAGGTGATGCAGGACATCCGCGACGACGTGGGCGCCCAGGGCTGGTTTGAAGCCCAGAAGGCCCTGACCGCCGCCGTGGGCAAGGAAGCCGAACTGTTCAAGGGCGGTGCCGGCATGTTCAACGGCGTGCTGACCGACGAGATGGAGTTCGGCGTGTACTTCTCGGACTACGGTTCGGGCTCGAACATCGCCGCCACCCGCAGCCTGTTCATGGGCGCCAACGCTGTCGTGGTGGCCAACGGCACCAAGGGCATGAAGGATGGCATGACCGTGAGCATTGACGAGGACAGCGATGACCGCGGCCACGACGCCATCCTGTACTTCGAGACGATCTTCGGTGCGGACAAGTCCCAATACGAGGGCCTGGACTACTCCATGATCTCCGTGGACTCGGCCTACACCGCCGCCGTCTGATAACCCCGCCACCTGAACCTTCCAAGGAGAAACTGCAATGGCAAACTTCAAATCGAAACAGGTGGCGGCCGGCGAGCCGGCCGCTCACACCACCGAGGCTTCCTGCCTGATCGTTGTGCAAGGCGACTTCACCGTTCCCACCGGTGCCGCCATTGGCGACATCGTGGAAATGGGCGCCATCCCGCGCAACTGCGAAGTGATCGACGTGATCGTGGACAACGGCGCGCTGGGCGCTTCGGCCACCCTGGACGTGGGTGTGCTGTCCGGCTACTACGGCGACCTCGGCACCCGCACCATGGGCAACGAGTTCATTGCCACCGGTGCTGCCGCAACCGCTGGCGTCCTGCGCCGCAACAAGGTGGCCAACGCCGTGGCGCCCGACACCCAGGACCGGAGCTGGGGCATCAAGTTCGCTGGCGCCAATCCGGCCGCCGGCCAGGTTGTCACGGCGTACATGACGCTGGCACCCAAGTCGGGCTTCTGATGGGCAAGCGAGGCCCACAACCCGGCTTCAAGAAAGCGCGTGCCGAGGCCGAGGCTTCGGCCGCGCTTTCTTCGTTGTCCGCCGCAGACCGCGAGAACCCGGACAAGCTCTCCGGCGAGCCGTTGCGCGCGCTGGCCCACCGCCGCGGCCTGGCCCGCAGCACGCTGGCCGACATGCCGGACGAGAAGATCCGCGAGCAACTGCGCTACATCACCCACCGACAGTACGACGATGCTGTGGCGTGACTTTGAACCCTACGTGATGCCCTACGTCATCGGCTGCCCGCTGCCGGTGATGGAGCACCACGCACGCCTGACCGCCATCGACTGGTGCCGAAAGACGCTGTGCCTGCAGCGCACACTGGACCCAGAGTTGGCGAACGGAACTACGCACGAGATCGACATTGCACCGCCGACCGGCATGCAGATCGTGCGGCCGATGGATGTGGCCGTCGATGGCCGAGAGCGCCATCTGGCCACCGGCCTCGAAGGCATCCGCCTGGCGCGCTCCAGCACGCAGCACGAGTTCGCCTACACGACCGACAACCAGACGCTGCTGGTGTATCCGTTGGAAGCTGCTGGAGCCCAGGTCGTCATCACCGCCGCCCTGATGCCGGCGCTTGGCACATCGACCGGGCTGGATGACGACATCGCCCTGGAGCACGCCGACGACATCGCCAAGGGCATCGCAGCCGCGGTCATGGGAATCCCGAAGCAAGCCTTCACGGACCATGGGCTTGCCGCACTCAAAAAGACTGAATACGAGCAGCGCCGCGCCATCGTTGCGGCCAAATATTCGCGCGGCATTGCTGCCGCAAAACTGCGCACGCCGACCCCGTTTTTCTGACACGTTGACTCCGAGGCCAGTCCACGCATCATGCCGCGCAATCCACCCGCCGGCACTTGCGAGGCTTATCAATGGCACTCACCGCGAAATCCATACTCGAACAGGTCGCCCGCGATCTGAACGACACCACCAGCATCCGCTGGACAACGCAAGACCTCGCGCGGTACTTCAACGACGGACAGCGCTACATCATCACCAAGCGCCCCGATGCGAGCCACCTGACAGTGGAGCACGCGCTGGTGGCTGGCGCTGCCCAGACTCTGCCGGCCGGCGGCGAGAAGCTGATCGACGTGTCGCACAACACGACCGGCAACAAGCGGGCGATCTCGCGCGTGGCGTCTGCGCTGCTGGACGCCCAGCTCGCCGGCTGGCGCGGCCTGACCGGCAAGGTCGAGATCCTGCACTTCATGTACGACGAGCGCGAGCCGCGCAGCTTCGATGTGTACCCGCCTGCATTGGTCGGCGCCAACGTGTCGCTCAAGTACGCCGCTCAGACCGTGGACATCACGGTCCCTGCGCTGGGCACCACCACCGACGACATCACCGGCAACCTGAGTCTGTCCGACCTGTTCGCCAACGCGCTGCGCAACTACGTGATGTTCCGCTGCTACAGCAAGCAGACCGAGCTGGCCAACCCAACGCTGGCCACCGGCTTCAAGCAACTCTGTGACGCCGATCTCGGCGACGAGGTTGCTGGCACGGCCGCTGTTTCCCCCAAGGACTGACCCCCATAGGAGCGCACAACCATGTCCATCATCTCCAACGACTTCGCGTTCCGCCTGTCGGGCGGCTCCGCAAACAGCAACGCCAACGCATCGCTGGGCGGAGCGAAAAGCTCCACCGCCGTGTCCACCGGTGTGGATGCGCTGTTTGACGCTGTGAGCGCCGCCGAAGCCCTGGCCGGTCGAGTCGAGTACCGGTGCATCTACCTGCACAACGCGAACGGCTCCGACACGATGACGGCGGCCCGTGTGTGGGTATCTGCAAACACCCCGCTCGCAGGGACCACTCTGGAAATCGGTGTTGGCACGGCCGCCGTCAACGGCACGGAGCAGACCGTGGCCAGCGAAACGACGGCCCCCAGCGGCGTGAGTTTCAGCGCCCCGGCGTCTGCCGCCGCGGGCCTTGCCCTCGGCGACATCCCCGCAGGTCAGCACAAATCCGTATGGCTGCGCCGAACGGTGTCGGCCGGTGCAGGGAACTCGGCCAACGACACCTGGTCGCTTGGCTTCGACTGCGAAACCGTCTGAGGTGCACCATGATCGTCAGCAGCAGCTACACCGAAGGGCCGCCGCAGGCAGATGGCCGACGCTGGGTGCGAGAGGTTCACGTCACGGACGAGGGCGACGAGCTGAAGTATGAGTGGCTGGGCGAGCAGGACGCACAGATGGTGCTGGATGAACGGGTTGCCATGCTGAACCAGCAGTACACAGCCCGAGCAGCCGCCCGTGCACTGGTTGTCGGGTCGCTGATTCCGCTGTCCATTCTGGACTTCCGCAACCTGTTCGGCACTGCTAAAAAGGCAGTGGACGCATTCAATGCAAAGTACGAAAGCAGTCCGCTGCTGACGGCAGAGCAGAAAGATGAAATCCGGTCTGGCATGGAAGACTTCAAGGTCGCCAAGTACATCGAGCGCCCGTACCGGCCGGAGGTGCTACAGCAGATCGCTCTCTACGAAGCCATCGGCATCCTGACTGCCGAGCAGGCAGACGCTGTGAGGGCTGCTGGAAATGGCTGACCGATACGTCAAGAACACCGGCAGCAACACATCGCCCTATGACACATGGGCGAAGGCTGCAACGACGCTTGCCACGGCTGTGACTGGATCGGCAGCGGGGGACAACATCTACGTAAGTTCAGCGCACAGTGCAAGCGGGCTTGCATCGCAAACGCTGACATTCCCCGGCACGGCCAGCAATCCGCTCAAAGTTATTTCTGTCAACGATTCGGCAGCTCCACCAACGACCACGGCGTCCGGTGGGGCTGAGGCATTGACCGCATCTGCAAACTGGCTGATAGGCCCGTTTGGCTATGTTGATGGGATGGCCTTTTCAGCAGGAACTGGGACCAACTCAACCGGATCAATCACGCTGGCTTCCGGCTCTGGTGCTCAGGCTTCGGAGTTCCGTGGCTGTACGTTCACGCTGAACAACACCGGCAGCGCGAGCCGCGTATTTTTCCAGTCAGCAAACTTTTCTGCGGCCTCTCGTGTGTCGGCGACGGATTGCACTTTTGTTTTAGGCAATCAAGCCACGCATGGAATTGGCATCGGTGGCCGCGTCACGATCTCTGGCGGTTCTGTTTCAGGACCTACAAGCTACACAACTGGTGTTTTCCAGACATCAGCCAGCGGGCGAAACACCTATGCCGAGATCGACGGCATGGACTTGTCCGGCGTTGGCGCGGAGTCAAACCTTGTGTCATCCAGCACGGCGTCCATGATTACCAGACTGAGCAACTGCAAGTTGCCTAGCGGGTGGACCGGCTCTCTATTCAGCGGCACGCGATTCAGCGGCCAGCGGGTGAGCATTTACAACTGCGACAACGCGGACACGAATTACCGGCTGTGGATTGAAGACTACGCCGGGTCCATCCGAGATGAGACGACCATTGTGCGCAGTGGAGGGGCCAGCGATGGCACCACTCCGATTGCGTGGCGCATGGCGTCAAACGCTGACGCGAACAGCCTGAACGTGCCGCTGCGGGCCGACCCGATTGTGGTGTGGAATGAAACCATCGGATCACCTGTGACCGTGACGGTGGAGGTGCTGACCGATGGCGTGACACTGACCGACAACGATTGCTGGCTGAACGTCGATTACCTGGGCACCAACGGCTTCCCGCTCGGGCTGACGGCCAGCAACAAGGTGGCCACGATCCTGGCCGCACCGACGAACCACGCCAGCAGCTCGGCAACGTGGACGACGACCGGCATTTCCTCTCCGGTCAAGCAAAAGCTGTCGGTCACGTTCACGCCTCAAGAGGTCGGATTCTTGAGCATTGCCGTCCGCCTTGGCAAGCCATCGACCACCGTTTACGTCTGCCCGAAGGCTGAGGTGAGCTGATGGCGCAATACCAGTTACCCGGCGCGTACTTTGTCGGCACGGGCCAGCGTCAGGCGCTGGTGCCGGGTGTTGGCTATGTGCTGGACACGACCAGCACGGGCGGCGGGCCGGCAATCGTCTCATCCAGCCTATCGGGCGCGTGGTCATCCCGCAACCTGGCCGGTGCATCCCTGGCCGGAGCGTCGTCCGTCCGCACGTCTGCATCCTCTGCATTGGCTGGCGCATGGTCGGTGCGTGGCTTGGCGCTGTCGTCGGTGGCCGGTGCGTGGAGCGTGCGCAATCAGTCTGCCGCGGAACTGGCGGGCGCCTGGGCTGTTCGCAACACCGCAGCATCGGCGCTGCCGGGTTCTTGGAGCGTGCTGGCCGCAGGTTCCGCATCTTCCACCCTGGCAGGGGCCTGGAGCGTTCGCAATGCCGCCGCGCGCTCGCTGGCCGGATCGTGGTCTGTCCGGTCGCTGGCCGGGGCCACGTTCAGCGGCGCATGGTCCGTCCAGTCTGCCGGGTCGGCGTCTGCGCTGCTGGCCGGCGGGTGGTCGGTGCGCAACCTGTCGGCCGCATCGGTCGGTGGTGCGTGGTCTGTCCGCGCATCGGCTGCTGCCGCGCTGCCCGGTGGCTGGCAGGTGCGCAACAGCGTGGCCGGCCCTTCGCTCATTGGCTCGTGGTCCGTCACGGCTCTGGCCAAGGCCACGCTGTCGGGGGCGTGGTCGGTTGATGGCGTCTACCAAGAGCCCGTCACGCCGCTGCTGTCGATTGCCGACCCGTCCACATACCTATCTGTGGTGCAAGGCGTGCGCTATCTGTCGGTGGCCGATGCCACCACCTACCTGTCTGTTGCGCCCAGCGATGCGCGCCAATCCCAATGGAGCCTGATGTGAGCGATCCCGTCATAACCAACCAATTCCCCAAGCAACCCCGCGAAACGATCTGGGTGCCCGTCTCTTTCTCTGACCTGCTGTCCGAGCTGGGTGACACGGCCCGCGCGTTTGACCCCATCGAACTCGACACCGTGCCAACCGGCATTACGGTCGATTCCCAGGTGTTCGACCCGGCCACTTCTGTCTTCCGTGTGCTGGTTTCGGGCGGCACGGACGGCCAGAGCTACCTGCTGACCATGTGGATCAACACCACCAGCGGCGAGCGGCGCGAGCACGAGATCACGATCAAGGTCAAGGAGAAGTCCTGATGCCGGCCGACAAGAAGCTCCACTTCTGGGCCGGTCTGGTGCTGGCACTGCTGGTCGGCATCCTGACGAACCCGGCCGCCGGCCTTGTCGCCGCTGTCGTCGCTGGCGCGGCCAAGGAGATCTACGACGCCACCGGTGCCGGCACGGCGGACGAACTCGACTTTGCGGCCACCGCCGCGGGCGGCCTGACCGGCTCGCTCGCCCTGCTCATCTTCATGGGAGTGCTCTGACATGCTGCTGGCCGTCATTTCCAACCCGGAGAAGTTCAGCGGCAAGCTGACCTATTTCTTCACCGGATGCCACGCCTATCACGTCGCCTGGGTGGACGAGGGCGCCGGCCTGATCTACGACATGAACCTGCTGCGCCGCCGCCGCGAGTGGCCGCACTACGCCGATGCGACCGTGGAGCTGTGGGACTTCCCAGAGGTCACGCGCGAGTACCAGGAACATCGACTGACCACCGACAACAGCCACTACGGGTTCGTGGACTACCTGCTGTTCTCCCTGCGCGCGCTTTACCACCTGATCGGAAAGAGCACCAGGAACGCGGCCGGGAAGATCTGCAGCGAGATGGTCAACGAAGACATGCTGGCCTGCGGTGTCGATACGCCGTGGATGCTGAGCGATGCCCCACCGTCCCCCTGCGACATCCGCCGCTGGCTGATGGCCACGCGAGAGATCCACAACTGCATCAGCACGAAAGCCTGACCGATGAAAGACCATGCAGCAGCAGAAGCAACCGCAATTGCCATCACCGGGCAAGCAACGAAGGTCGGAGGGCTGACATCCGTCGTTGCCTGGTTGGCGGATAACGGCTATGTGGCCCTGTTCGGCTTGATGCTGGCAGCAGCCAGTCTTCTGGTGAACGTGTGGTTCCAGTGGCAGCGCGACCGCCGCGAGAAGCGCGAGCACGAGCGCCGCATGTGGCTGATGAAGACCAAACCTGACCACCCGGAGGTGTCCCAATGAAGTTGATCGACAACTACAAGCAGGCGTACCGCTTCGCCGTCATGTGGGTGCAGGGGCTGGGGGCATCGGCCATGGCCGCCTGGATGGTGCTGACCGATGAGCAGCGATCCGCACTGCTGACCCTGTTCGGTGTGCAGCCGGACCAGCTGGTTGCCATCACGGCGCTGCTGGTGTTCCTGGCCGGAATGGGCGCGCGGGTGGTCAAGCAGGATCTCCCTGCTTCCGGGGCCTGACCATGATCCCGCTGACCGTCGCCCAGATCGTCAAGGCTTCCGGCGCCCGCGCGGCCGAGGCCGAGAAGTTCCTTCCGTTCCTGCAGGGGACGTGCAAGGCGTTCGACATCACGACGCCGCGCCGCATCGCCGGCTTCATGTCGCAGATCGGGCACGAGTCCGCCGGCTTCACGCGCCTGACCGAGAGCCTGAACTACAGCGTGGAGGCCCTGTTGAGCGAGTTCAAGCGCTACCGCATCAGCGAGGCCGACGCGCGCAAGGTCGGCCGAACTCCGTACCAGAAGGCAAACCAGGAGGCCATCGCCAACCTGATCTACGGCGGAAAGTGGGGCCTGGAGAACCTGGGCAACACCCTGCCTGGCGATGGCTGGCTCTACCGAGGCCGCGGCCTCAAGCAGTTGACCGGCCGGGACAACTACCGCCGGTGCGGTGTCGCCCTGGGTGAGGACTTCATCACCAACCCCGACCGCCTGCTGCTGCCCGTCAACGCCGCGCTGTCCGCCGGCTGGTTCTGGGAGTCGCACGGCCTGAACGCTGCGGCTGACCGTGGCGATGTGGAGTCCATGACCAAGCTCGTCAATGGGGGCCTGAACGGGCTGGACAAGCGCGTGGCCCTGTACCACCAAGGAATGGCGGTGTTCGCATGACCAAGCTGCTGACCTACACCCTGTGCATCGCCCTGCTGGGATCGGTGCTGACCAACTGCACCACGCACAACCGGCTGCAGGCCGTCCGCGTCGAACTGGCCGAAACCCGCGAGCAGTACGCCGAGGCCGTCCGACTGGCCGAAGCCAGCCGCCGCGCCGCCGAGCGCACGCACACCACCGAGATCCAGACCATCACCCAGAGGGCCGACCATGAAAAGCAAACTCTTGCCGCTACTGTTGACCGCCTTTCTCGCAGCCTGCGGGACCGTCCAGCCCGCCCAGCCGGTGGTGCAGTGCCCGCGCCTGCCGCCGGTCCAGTGGCCTGCACCGGAGCCCAGCTTTACCGACCGGATGGAGAGTTTCTTGTCGGGGAATCTGCCAGAGCCGACCGGCTCCGCGTACAGCTTGCCGAGTGCCAAGCTCGGTACGACGCCGCGGTGAAGCTGACCAACACGGAGAACTGACACATGGCCGTGATCCGCTGGTCCGGGTTCTCGGGTGAGAACCGCGCGCTGCACCCGATGCTGCTGGGCGATGCCGTGGGAACGCTCTCGCGCAACCAGAAGCCGGGGCGTGGCGATCTGCGCCCGTGGCGCACCCCGCTGACGGTGGCAACGGTTCCCGCCGGCCGACAGACGATCTACCGCATGGGCCGGGACGTGGCCAGCGATGCCAACTACTGGCTGTCCTGGCCGGGTGTGGTGCACGCCATCCGCGGCTTCTCCAGTGACGACACGACCGAACAGACCTTCTACACCGGCGACGGCACACCCAAGGTGACGAACAACGTCATGGGCCTGGCCTCTGCGCCGTACCCGACCACCGGCCGCCCGATGGGCCTGCCGGCACCGGCCACGGCCTTGACCGCGGTGAAGGATTCGGGCGCCTGGACCGGTGACACTGTGACCTACTTCTACACCTACACGTTCGTGAACGATTGGGGGTGGGAGAGCGGGCCTGCACCGGTGAGCGCGCAGCTGGACCGTGAGAGCGATGCAACCACCACGCTCTCGGCTTTCGCCGCTGCACCGGCCGGCAACTACGGCATTGACCGCATCCGCATCTACCGGACCCAGACCGGCACGAGCGGAGCGACCGAGTTCTTTTTCCTGCGCGAGATCGCCTACGGGGCACTGACGACGCAGGACGACAACCGGACCTTGGGTGAGGTTCTGCCCACCACCACCTGGATACCGGCACCGGACGACCTGAGCCACCTGACCGCGCTGTGGAACGGAATGGCCGCCGGCATCAGCGGCGGCGGTGTTCGGTTCAGTGAGCCCTACGTGCCATACGCCTGGCCGCTGCAGTACGAGGCTATCCCGCCGGATTCTCAGCCGGTGGCGCTGGGTGTTGCCGGGCAGTACCTGCTGGTGTTGACCAACGGTCGCCCCATGCTCATGTCGGGCACCAGCCCGGACAGCATGGACCAGCAGCCACTGGAGTTCAGCCAAGCCTGTGTCGCGCCGCAGTCGGTGGCCAGCATGGGTGCCGGCGTGGCCTGGGCCAGCAACGACGGCCTGTGCTGGTGGGGACCGTCCACCGGCCCGCGCGTCCTGACCGCTGGCGTGATGACCCGCGAGGACTGGCGGGCACTCAAGCCGGAGACGATCACCGGCCGCATGTACGAGGGTCTGTACTTCGGAAGCTACGACGACGGCAGCGGTCGCAAGGGCTTCATGATCGACCCGTCCAACCCGACCGGGCTGTACTTTCTGGACACCGGCTACGAGTCCATGCACTTTGACGAGCTGCAGGACCAGCTCTACGTGCTCTCGGGCACCAGCGTGCAGCGCTGGGACGCTGGGACCACGTTCATGGGCGCACGCGCCAAGTCCAAGACCTTCCGGGCACCGGCGCCCACGAACTTCGCCTGCGCCGAGGTGGTGGCAGACGCCTACCCGGTGACGGCCAAGTTCTACGCCGATGGCGTGCTCAAGCACACCCAGACCGTAACCAGCCGCTCGCCGTTCTTTCTGCCGGCCGGCTTCACGGCCCTGGACTGGAGTTTTGAAGTCGAAACCACCGGCGCCGTGCAAGGCATTGCCGTCGCCAACACCATGGCCGAACTGGCTCAAGTCTGATGGCACGCAAAGACCTACCCAACCCGAACAGCCCGAACTACCTCTCGCGCCTGCGCGAAGAGATGCATGTGCTCATGGGCAAGCTCGGGAACGGCCGCGAGCGAGCCCTGACCCTGGCAGATGCCATCGAGTCCGGCGTGATCGTGCCTGGGCCTGGCGGCGGTCTGATCCCCGGCCCAGGCATTGGCGGTGGAAGTGCCGCACCATACGAGCCCGACCTGACGCCGCCGCCGCAGCCCGGCGCGTTCATGGCCACGCCCGCGATCTCGCACATCCTGATCGAGCAGGCCCAGCCGTTCTACACCCAGGGTCACGGGCATCTGCGCACGCACGTCTATGGCGCTATCCATGGCGACCCAGGTGATCCGCTGCCTGTATTTGCCGATGCCATCGAGGTTGGCCAGTTTGACGGAACGATCTGGGGCATGCCGAGCAACCCGGCCACCACCTGGCACCTGTGGATCAAGTGGGAGAGCGTGGACGGCGTGCTCAGTGCAACGCCCGCCGGTGGAACGAACGGAGTGGCGGCCACAACCGGGCAGGACGTGTCGAGCCTGCTGGAGGCGCTGACCGGCCAGATCACAAGCAGCGAGCTGTCAACCAGCCTGAGCACGCCGATCAGCCAGATCCCGGGCATCGCCAGCGCGCTGGCACAAGAAATCCTCGACCGGGCGCAGGCTGACGCTGACGAGGCACAGGACCGGGCAGACGCCATCCAGGCTGCAGCCGATGCTGCCGCGGCCGATCTCGCCGCCGAGGTGGGCAACCGCGTTGCCGCGATCAGTGCCGTGGACACGGCGATTCGAGACGACCTTGCCACCGCAGATGCCGCTGTCGTCACCGCGCTGACCAGCGCGTTCCAGTCGGCCGACGCCGCCGTCCTGGCCAGCGCCAACAGCTACACCTTCTCCAAGACCGAGATCAACAGCGCGATTGCGGCCCTTGGCACGCAGCTGACGACCAACTTCCAGGCGGCAGACGCCGCGACGCTGGCCAGCGCGCAGAGCTTCACCTACAGCCGGTCGGCCATCGACGCCGCCGACACGGCCACTCTGAACACGCTGCGCGCCGAGTTCGCCGCCGCTGACAGCACGACTCTGGCCGCCGCTCAGAACTACACCTACGCCAAGGCGACCATCGACAGCGCCATCGCCACCAGCGCCAGCACGCTGCGCTCACAACTCACAGGCGGAAGCACAGCCACCGATCTGAACATGCTGTCATCTGGCCTGCTGTACCAGATGCGCGAGACGAGCGCCGCCGCAGACAACGCGCTGGCGCAGCAGATCACGCTGCTTTCAGCCGGCGCGGGCGAGCAGTTCGACTACTCCAACATCTGGTACTACGACGCCGGCACCGAGAGCTGGACCACCAACAGCACGGGCTCCACGCTGTCTGCCGTGGCCGGCTGGTTGCGGCTGGTGTCCAACTCCGGCACGTTGACCGACCGCTATTTCATCAGCCCGGACAACCTGGGCATCAATGGATCGAAATACCCACAGGTTCGCATGCGCGTGCGCAAGGTCGGATCGCCAACCTGGGAGGGGGCGATCTACTTCATCACGACCACCGACGCGACCTACAACGTCGCCAAGTCACTGGCCGTGGCCGAGCCAACCTACGACGCCAACGGCATCGGCCTGGTGACGTTCAACATGCCGGCCGGATGGACCAGCGCCACGATCCGCCAGATCCGTTTCGATGCGTCCGGCTCGATCACGCCGACCGACTATTTCGAGCTGGATTGGGTGGCCATCGGGCGGCCGAGCCCGGGCGCGTCGAGTGCGCAGCTGCAGGCGCTGCAGACAGCCATGATCGCAGGGGATGACGCCAACGCGCAGGACATCGTTTCTCTGAACGCCGCAATTGCAGGCAAGGCTGATTCGTCCGCCTTGAGCGCACTGGAAACACGAGTCACATCGGCAGAGGGTGTGAACACGTCGCAGGGCTCCTCGATCACCTCGCTGCAAAACAGCGTGACGACGATCAACAGCACGCTGTCCACCAAGGCTGATGCATCCGCGCTCACGGCGCTGACAACGCGCGTGACCAGCGCCGAGGGCGTCAACACGACCCAGGGTAGCAGCATCACCGACCTGCAGAACTCGCTGGCCACGACGAACAGCACGGTGGCAACAAAGGCGGACGCCAGCGCACTGAGCGCGCTGGATACGCGCGTGACCGCAACCGAGAACACGAACACCAGCCAGGCGACATCGATCACGAACCTGAACAGCTCGCTGGCCACGACGAACACCAACGTCACAGCGGCTCAGACCGCTGCCAACAACGCAGCGACGGCAGCGGCAGCGGCCCAGACCACCGCGAACAGCGCCACCACCAGTGCTGCCACGGCCAACACGTTGCTGGCCGACATCGCCAGTGACGCGAAGCTGACACCGGTCGAGAAGCAATCGGTTCGCAGCGAGTGGAACGTGGTGGCCGCCGAGAAGGCAGGCATCAACACGCAGGCCAGCACCTTCTCAGTCACGACCGAGAACACGGCCTACAACAATGCATTCCAGACCCTGGCGAACTACCTGAACGCCGGGGCGACCTGGACCAGCGGCGTTCCATCCTGGATCAGCGATGCGAACCTGAGCGCGACGACAACCATCGTCGGCGCCACCTTCCGTAGCAACTGGCAGAACCTCTACACCGCACGCACGGCGCTGCTGAACGCGATTGCAGCCAAGGCCAAGGCGCTGGCGGACGCGGCACAGGCCACCGCCAACGCAGCGAACACGCTGGCCGGAACCAAGGCCGATGCCAGCGCGCTGAACACGACGAACACGAACGTCAGCAACCTGAGCGGAACCGTCACGGCGCTCTCGAACAACTACACGGCGTTCAAGGCCGCTGTCGAAGATCCGGCAACCGGGCTGGCGAGCAAGGCCAGTGTCGCCTACGTGGACCAGGCCGAGGCGGATGCTGTGTCCGCGGCAGCATCGGCCGCATCGACCCTTGTTTCATCCGTCAACTCTTCGTTATCCGCTGCCATCAGTGCAGAGGCCACCACCCGCGCCACCCAGACCGGCGAGCTGTACGCGCAGTACACGCTCAAGGCCGATGTCGGCAACCTGATCTCGGGCTACGGCCTGGCCAGCACCGCGAACAACTCCGCTCCGACCAGCGCCTTCGGCATCCAGGCTGGCCAGTTCTTCGTGGCGCCGCCCACGGTAAACCAGGCCACGGCACCGTCCACCGGCCTCTACAAGGGCTTCGTGTGGCGCAACAGCACGACCGGGCTGGTGCAGTATTGGACCGGCAGCGCGTGGAGCACGACTCCACAGACCCTACCATTTGTGGTGCAGGCCGTGCCGACGACGGTCAACGGCGTGGCGGTCCCGGCCGGCATGTACGCCGAATCGGCGTTCATCATGAACGGCACGATCACGAACGCGAAGATCGCCAACCTGGCAGTTGATGACGCCAAGATCGCCAGCCTGTCGGTGTCGAAGCTGACGGCCGGGTCGGTGGCGGTCGGGCAATACGCCCAGAGCACCGGCTACGTCGCCGGCTCCAGCGGCTGGCGCATCAACGGCGACGGAACGGCTGAATTTTCCGGCGTGGTGGTGCGCGGCACGATCTTCGCCAGCCAGGGCGCCATCGGAGGCTGGACCATCGGCAGCAACTACCTGCAGTCCAACAGCTACGTGCTGGGCGAGTCCGGCACGCGCCTGAACAGCGACGGAACCGGGCAGATCGGAGGCGTGCGCGTAACCGCCGATTCCGTCGAGTCGCACACCTTCGATACGCCTTCCGAGCCATACGGGTTCCGACTCAGGTACGATGGGTCAAGCGAGTTCAAGGGCGCCGTCGTCAAGAGTGGCACCGGGCGCGTGCTGCTGACTGCAGTCGGTGACGCGGTTCCGCCGTGGGTCACGACCCTGCAGCAAGCTGACGAAACCGGCGTGTCGCTCGTCGCCGATCCCGACCCAGCGACAAACACCGCGACGATCAAGAGCCTGGTGCCGGGCTACCTGATCGACATGGACAGCGATGACGTGAGCGTGACGATTGCGTTTTCACCGCCATCCATCGCTGTTCGGTCTGACCAGAGCCAGGCATCCACAACCTGGGCCGATGTGCAGGGCGTGGTGTGGACGCTGGATGCGGACAGCTACTACGAGTTCGATGCTATCGCTCGTGTCGATGGCCCGAACGGCGATTTCAAGGACTGGAGCATCGGACTGCTGCCGCCGTCCGGGTCGGTCGGAAACGGAATCTCCACCCAGCTCTCAGGGAACCTCGGTTCTACCCCCGCCGCAGTTGTCAAAGAGGTGTACCAGCTCGATGCAAATGGCCGCATGGAGTTCGTGTGCCGGCAGGCTGCTACTGGGATTGGTGGAACGCCATTCGGCATGAACCAGCACATCAAGGCGTTCATCTACACCGCATCGGCAGGTCAGATGAAAGTGCAGTTTCGGCGTGCAAGCGGGACCGCATCAAACATCCTCCGGCGAGGAAGTGTGTTCAAGCTCCAGAAGGTCCAACTGGCACCAGAGCTTGGGCAGCTTGAGGCCGTTCAAACCGTACCGTCGTCGGCTGCGTCATCCGTCACCGGCTCCACCTTCGCTGTACCTGGCGTCAAGCTGGAGTTCAAGACCAACGGCACATGGAGCCTGACGCGCAACGGGACAACAACCCTTACCGGAAGCTGGCTGCAAGGGTCCCCGGTCAGCTCGGGGCAGGCCGGTAACTACGACATCCTGTTTGAGGTGTCTCCGCGCACGATGGGCGGTAGCGGTCCATCGGCCACCGTCAAGATGGACGTGACGGCAGGTACATGGAAGTGGATGAACTGGACGCGCAAGGCCGACATCTGGATGGACGTTTCCTCAGTCTCCGATCCGGCCGGAACGCGCACATGCACGTTCAGCATCACGACAAAACTGCGCCAGCGGTCAACCGGGGTCATCACGACGGTGGCGACGACCAGTGTCACGCTTTCCGGAACCACTACGCACTCATCTGCCGATCAGGGGACGACGCCATGATCCTGAAATACATCGCGTTGCCTGCCGTGGCCAACGGCATGAATGTCGAGTACCACGCACCTGGCGGGGCGCTGCTGTCCGAAGACTCTGTGACCGTCACCGTCTTCTCATGGGTTCGTCTGGAGGACTTCACAGCCCAGCGAGAGCCCGACGCACGCACGGTTGTGGTGTTCGGATCGGATTTTGATGTCGGAAACCCCGAGCAGTCGCTGGCAACGCATCCGGAAAGCCCGCTGATCGGTGGTGACGTTCGCAGTGTTCCTGACCCCGCTTCATCGCTGTCCGATCTGAAAGCGGCCAAGAACGCAGCGATCAATGCCGCGCGACTGCGCGCCAACCAGTCCCATTTCGTCTTTGCAGGCAAGCAGATCGCGGTGGACCCATTGAGCCGAAGCGACATTGACGCGGCGCACGGTGCGATCCTGATGCTGGGCGCCATGCCCGGCGGCTGGCCTGGCGGATGGAAGGCGATGGACAACACGATCCTGCCGATCCCAGATCTGGCGACCTGGGGCCAGTTCTACGGCGCCATGGTGGCGCAGGGCACGTCCAACTTCAACCACGCCCAGGCGCTCAAGGCCCAGCTTGCCGCAGCGACCACACCAGAAGAGGTGGAGGCTGTGCCGGTCTGGTGACACGTTGACTCCGAGCGCGGTCTGGGCACTATGCCGCCCAGGCCCACGGCGGGCCGCTTCAAGGCCCTACCGTGACAACCCCCAGCATCCGCAAAGTCCTGAGCGCGAACATCGGCAAGATGCTGACGCCGGAACTCGCTTGCGAGGTTGAGCTTGCGGCCGTTGACGGTGGCGAGGCCATCAACCCGGCCTCGTTTGGCGAGGTGGAGCACCAGGGCTACCAGATCCGTGCCGAGCGGTTCGCGGACATCGTGCAGGAACTGCACCCGCTGCACGAGGCTCACTGGCTGGAAACCGAAAAGTTCCGCCATGGCTTGAAACTCAACCCGGACTACCAGCGCTACGCCGCCATCGAGGCGGCCGGCGGCATGGTGCAGTTCACCGTGCGCAAGGCCGGCGCACTGGTCGGGAACATGCGGATGTTCGTCAGCAACAGCCTGCACACCCAGACGCCGGTGGCTACCGAAGACACCATTTTCCTGCTGCCCGAGCACCGCGGCGGCTTTCTGGTCATGGCCCTGCTGCGCTTTGCCGAGCAGGCGCTGACCTCCATCGGGATCACCGAGATCCGCTCCAACAGCAAGCTCGTGAACCGGGCTGACGTGCTGCTGCGCCGGATGGGATACGAGCCGTTCGGGATTCAGATGGTCAAGTTCTACAAGGAGTCGGCATGAACCCGATTGAAGAAAAGCGCCGCGCCATCGGATGGCACGCTTCATGCGCTGATGCACCGGACACCAGTGGCATGAACGCAGCAGCCCAAGCAAACGCAGCACTGTCCAAGGAATCATTGGCCTTCTACAAGCAGGTCTATGCCGAGCAGGCTCCACAGCGCGAAGCAGCCGCCGCCATCGCCATGGACGTTGCAAACCAGCAACTGGCATCGTCAAAGCTGAACGACGAGATCAGCCAGGACTACTGGAACTACCAGAAGGACACGTACCGGCCGCTGGAGCAGGACATCGTGGCCGATGCGCAAGCCTACGACACGCCGGCCAAGCGCGAAGCTGCGGCATCCGAGGCTGTTGCCGATGTCGGTATGCAGGTTGGGCTGGCAAAGCAAGCGCAGACCCGCCAGCAGCAGCGCATGGGCGTGAACCCGAGTAGCGGAAAGTCGGTTGCGCTGGACAGCCAGATGTCGATGGCAGAAGCACTTGGCAAGGCCGGCGCAGCCAACAAGGCCCGCGACACCGTTGAGATGCAGGGCTACGCCCGCAAGATGGATGCTGCCAACCTGGGGCGCAATCTGGCATCGAACCAGGCAACCAGCGCCGGTGTGGCGCTCAACGCCGGCAATTCGGCTGTGAGCAATGCCGGTGTTCCGCTGGCGCAGTCGAATGCAGCCGTGCAGACCGCAGGGCAGGGCTTCAACACGGCCATTTCCGGCAACAACAGCGCCGGCCAGTTGTACGGGCAGGCGGCACAGATTGAGAGCCAGGCCAACAGCGGCCTGATGGGCGACCTTGCAACCATCGGCATGTCGGCCGCCAAGCTGTGGGGAACGTCCGACAAGAACAAGAAGAAGGACATCAAGCCGGTGTCCGACGAGGCCGCGCTGGAAGCCGTGAAGGACACGCCGGTGTCGAGCTGGAAATACAAGGACGGCGCCGGTGATGGTGGTTCGCACGTTGGCCCCATGGCGCAGCATGTGCAGAAGAAAATGGGCGAGCAGGCCGCGCCGGGCGGGAAGATGGTGGACCTCATCAGCCTCAACGGCGTGAACATGGCCGCCACCGCCGCACTCGCGCGCAAGGTGGACAAGCTGACAAAGAAGGTTGAAGGAGCAAAAGCATGAGCGCACTTCGCGGCATGGCCGCTATCTTGGCCGGTGTCGGTACTGGCATGGTTTCAGCTAGGGAAGAGAACGAACGCAAGGCACGCCAGGCCAAGCAGGACGCATGGCTGGAAGAGCAGCGCAACCGCCATCGCCAGGACTGGCAAGAGGCGGACAATCTCAAGGCGGACCTGAAAGACGCAGCAGCCGTGCGCGACACGGTGGCCGGGACCGAGACGAAAGCCGGTGATACGCGGGTGTTCAGCCAGTCGGCCGAGAACGCAGCCGCCATGCAGAAGCTGCTGGAGAACGAGGCCGAACTGACCGGCGCCGCACCGGTGCAGCAAGCATCGACCGCCGTGACCGGCCAGATGGCGCGCGGCCACCAGATCGGCGCCACAGCCGAAGGCATGAACACGCCCGACGCCCGCAACCAGCGGGTGGCTGATGCGCTGATGAAGAACGGCCAGATCGAGCGTGCCAGCACCATGGAAACCAACCTGCTGGACCAGAAGGCCAAGCGGCTGGGCCTGCAGGCGGCCGAACTCAAGTTCGCCGACGAGCAGTTCAACCGCGCGCTGGGCGAGAAGTTTGCCAATGCACCGGACTGGACGGCCGCCGCTGCGCAGGTGCTGACAGAAACCCAGGTCGGCGGGCTTTCTGGCGTGAACGTCACCGCGGTCCCCGGCAAGGACGGCAAGACGGTGGATTTCGTCGGCCAGGGTGCCGATGGTCAAGCCCGCGTGCTGGCCACCTTCGAGAACTCCGACGCCGGCAAGGCGCAGTTCATGCAACGCGTGATGCGCGCACCGGTTGAAACCAAGATCGGCTGGATCGTGGAGGACGCCCAGCGCAAGCAGACCCAGGCCAACGCCGACCGCGACTTTGACCTGCGCAAGCGCGAGACTGAAAGCCAGTTGCAGTACCGCGACCGGATGCTGGCGATTCAGCAGGCGCAGGAGGGGCGTCTGCAGGCGCAGCACAAGATCACGATGGAGGATGCCAAGATCCCGCCAGCCGTCAAGCTCAACGCCCAGGCGCTGGCCGACCAGATCAAGTCGGTGGACAACGCGCTGAACAAGGCCATGGCCGAAGGCATGTTCGACCCGAACAACCCCGGCGCGCAGAAACTCATCGAGCAACGCGCCGCCCTGAGCATCCAGTACCGCAACCTGCTGAATCCGTACATCCCTGGCGGCAAAGGGCAGGCGGCCGACCCGCTGGGCTTGGCTGGTGGCTCTTCACCGTCTGCCGGGGCAGGAAAGCAGGCCGCAGGCGGTTCGCCGGCAGAAGCGCCAACCGCTGCACCAGCACCGAAGGCCACGCCAAAGGCGCCGGCCTACCAGCCGCCGACCATGCAGCAGATCCAAGAACAGACCCGCAAGAACCGCGAGGCACTGGCGAACTTCCAAAAAGACCATGACGTGCAGCGCCTGCGCCAAGCCCACGCCGCCGCGCTCCGCTCAGGTGACGCCGTGCGCGCCAATGAAATTCAGGCCGGCATCAACCAGATCCGCACCACCCGTTACGGCATCAACTGAACACCGACATGGACCTCAACGAAGCCCGCAAGCGCCTGCCCGAACTGGCTGGCCTCAGTGACGAATCCGCCCTGAACGTCATCCATCAGGTTTACTACCCCGACATGGACAAGGCGGTGCTGGCCGACCGGCTGGGCTACAAGGCCCCGCCGCCACCGGCGCCCGAGCGCTCCATGATCCGCGCGGCCGGCGACCTTGGCCTACAAACCGCTGGCGGCGTGGTGTCCGGCGTGCGGATGATGACCGACCTGTTCGGTGCCAACAACGCGGCATCGACGGGCCTTCGGTCGGCAGAGGATGCGCTGCGCGAGCTGCAGAGCGCCGCCGCCAAGGCGGACCAGCAGCGCATCAGCGAGATCATGAAGGAGGCCGAGAACAAAGGTTTCGGCGAGCAGGTGGTGGCCGGCATCCGCGCCTTCGGGCAGGCGCCGGCCGCGATGATCGCCCAGGCCATCGGCACGTCGGTCCCGACGCTGGCCACCGCACTGATTCCCGGTGTCGGTCAGGGTGCCATGGCTGCGCGCATGGCTGCCGCCGCTGGTGTTGGTGCCGCACAGGGCGCCGGCAACATCAAGGGCGTGATCTACGACGAGGTGCTGGCCAAGCCGCTGCCCGGTGAAACGCCCGAGCAGACCAAGGCCCGCGCCGAGGCCGCTCAGGCGTACAACGGCCAGAACGCCGGGCAGATCGCGCTCGGTGGTGTGCTGGGTGCTGCCGCTGGTTCGACTGGCATGGAGCATGCGCTTTCCGGGCTGCGCAACGGCGTGACCACCGCGGCCCCGGGCATGCTGGCCCGTGTCGGTCTGGGTGCTGCAACCGAAGCCATCCCCGAGATCGCCCAGGGCGGACAGGAGAAGCTGGCCGGGAACCTGGCGCTGCGCAACGAAGGTTTCGACGTGGACCCCATGGCCGGGGTGGTGGCCGGGGCGACCATGGAGGGACTGGCCGGCGGTGTGACTGGTGGCCTCATGGGCATCCCGAACCCCGAGGTTCGCACCGCGCCCGTGCGCGACCCGGCCAAGGAAGCCGGCGACATGGTGCGCGCCACGAAACTGCCCGAGTCCGGCCCGATGACCCGGGCGGTGAACGCGCAGACGGAGCAGGCCGCCCGTGAAGCCGAAACCCGCGCCCGCGCACTGGCCGAGCAGGAGATGGGCGAGCCGATGGTGCCGCAGACCACGCCGCCCGATGGTCGCGCCATTCTGGACGCACAGGAAGCCCAGGTGCGCTCCGCCCGCGAGGCGGAAATGGCCGCCAGCCGAGCCGTGCAGACGCCGGACGACGAGATCCTGCAATCCACAGGCGCCATGCAGGACTTCATGGCGCGCGAGCCTGCCCCGCCGGTGGAGCCGACGCCGGAGCCAGCCGCACCGGTAGCCGCCGAGCCGGCCGCAGAACCCGCGCCGCTCCGCACGCTGGCCGACATGAGCGACGACGAGTTGCGCACCTTCCAGCGCAACGCCCAGGACGCCGGCATCCGCAAGCAAGTCAGCGCCGAGATCGCCCGCCGCAAGCGCGAGGCCATGCCTGACCCGCTGGCAGCGCCGGCCGACCCATTTGCCAAGCCCGATCAGGCCGCGCAGCCGCCCGCCGCACAGAAGCCAGCCGAGCAGCCCGAGCAACTGGCGCAGCACGGCGACATCTACGGCCCAACCGGCGACCCGTTCAAGACCTTCAAGGCCGCCGAGATCGCCAGCAAGAAGAGCCCCGGCAGCGTGGTCAAGGTGCCCGGTGGTTTCGTCATCCGACCGCAGGAGAGCACCCTTGCGAACACCCAAGCCCAAGACGCCGCCGCCGAAGCCGGTCAAGCCGTTGACACCGCAGCATCAGAAGGAACTGGCGACGGCACGCCTGCTGTACTTGGAAGCAATGAACAGGAGCGCTTGGGCGCACTGAGCGAGAAAACGGATGTCAAAGACGCACCGCAACAACCCGCCCGAGCCGAAACCGAAGCCGCGCCAGCTCAAGCGCCAGAAGCAGCGCGAGGCGATGGCGCCGCAGCCGCTGGAGTTCCCGCAACGCGAGACGCCGGCCAGGTGGTCCCCGATGGGCTGATCGTCTCCTTCGGCGGCAAGAGCTACCCGGTCAAGTCCATCAGCGAGGCACAGGAGAAGTGGATTCGGTTCAGAGAAACCGCTGGGGCCGGTGTGTCCGAGGTCGGAAACGGGGTCCAGATCACTGATGCCGCCGGCCAGTTTGTCGCCCGCGTGAGCTACAACGGGCGCGCATGGTCTTCCAAAGACCAGCCAGGCCAGCCGGATGTTCTGATCGCCGAGGCGCCGGATGTTGACCTGACCCAACCGATGGGCGAAGCGGAGGAAGTCGCGCGGCCTGCGCTTGAGAAACCCGCCGAACCTGCACAGGAAACGGGGAAAAGTGAACAGGTGGCAGCAGATGCAGACCCGGTGAAGGTCAAGCTGGCGGATGGATCGACCGTCCACGTCAGGCAATCAGACCTTGACGGCCAGCGTACGCAACTGCCGATCTACACCGCTGATGGCAAGCGCAAGGGCGGCACGGTGCACCGTGAAAATCTGGACCCGACCGGCGAGAAACTGGCGAAGTCCAACAAAGAGAACGCCAGCAATCCGCTGTTCGACATCATTACCCGCAAGGGCGGCGAGTTGTTCGCCACCAAGATTGCGGCACAGCGCGAACTGAACAAGCGCGGGCTGTCCGAATCGCACGAGGCTGTGCAGGCGCCGAGAGGCACGGGCTTCATTGGAAAGCGAAAGGCCAAGGCAGATGCCCAGCCTGAACCACAAGACAAGGAAGATCCGGCATCACCGCAGCAGCCTGAACCGCAGCAGGAGCAGGCCAGCGAAGCCTACGCAAAGCAACCGCAAGCACAAGAGCAGGCGGCAGAGTTCAACGCACAAGCCGCATGGGATGGCATGACGCCAGCCGCACGCTCCGCCATGCTGGACAAGTGGGCCGGCGCCGGACAAACCGACATGGGCGAGCGGTACAAGGCACGTGCATGGGGTTCGTTCAACGCTGGCGAGAAAGGAACGCTGACGGCTGT